AGATCAAGAAAGACAAGTAGTTTAGATAATTTTATAACCACTAGTGGTTATAAAATTATCTAAACTACTTGTCTTTCTTGATCTCGAGCTTTTGTTCATTGACTACATTACGAGTCTTGTTGAGAAGTTGTACGATGAAGTTCTCATCATCAATTCCTTTTGAATAGAGTAAATCACGTACACGTTGCTGATGGTCTTTGTTAGAGAGATTTATTTTCTTCTCATGATTTGCCAATGAGATGTACGTGTTTGAGTCGACTCTGATGCCCTGTTCGTTTCGCTCATTGAGGTAGGTTTGGATCTCTTTTACTAATTCCACTTCCTCCTTTCTTAGTCCGTTGATCACCGTTTGATATTCCTTGAGCTTGGTCTTGATCTGAATTAACGCGTTGATTGTCGTTTCTATCGTCATCTTTTGAATACTCTTTTGAATACTCTTGTAGAGACTTTAAGCCATAAGTTTCGATGAAGATCTGTCTTTCATCTTCTTCAAGCATATCGGGATTGAGACCGTCACGCAACATTAGCATCACTTGCGTAGACGCCTCCATTTTAACGGTGTGAGGATTAGGATCATTGGCCTTATCGTACATGCATTGGGCCATCTTCTGATAACGATACAGTTGATCTGGGTCCATGCGCTTGATCGTCTCTTCTATTGCAGAGTCGTTCCATATTGACTTGTCATTGATCTGGTCGATAATAATTTTACTCATTTTATTTATTAAAATACTACATAAATCATTCATCATGGGAATGTATGACAGAAATGTAACCCCGAAGGGTTAAATTTCAAAGAAAAGGGGTACATATATTTAGTTATCTGAATCACTATCGTTATTAATGACCTTCTTGTTAGAACATGTGACAGATGGTGAATCGGAATCGGAATCAGAATCGCACGCGATGGGTTTTTCACTGACCAACTTATTCTTCAAATGAGAGGATAAGCGGATGTCACGCTTAGGCTTTGACTCTATAACACTACTCAGGATTGCCTCTGAAAGCTTCAACTGAATGTATGGCTCCTTGGCTCCAATAAACACACTGTCGACCACAATCATTGCAATTACGCGACAGGTAATATTCTTATCCAGAAGCCTTACGACAGTGTCAGCTAGATCGAGGGGTTGATCATCGTTATCATAAAACTTAGTTTTCATGAAGTTATTACCCTCCACAACCTTAGCGTACATATAAACCGAGTCTATACCATTGTCCTGTTCTTTCCTTTTGACAATTTCCATACTCTCTACGTTAGAAGCCCACTTTTTGTCACGAGTCTTATTGAGTGCTGCGATCATTTCGCTTGTCATCAGTTCCTCCCTGACTTTACTCATAATATCTTCCAAAATTTTTACAGTTCCATCCTCAAGCTCAATATCGAGTAGTTGTTCATCCGACAACTGCTCACCATTAGCCTGCATTTCTCTCAACTTCCTGTCTCTCATGACAAACGACATTTTGGAGGGAGATGTTTCCTCGTAGCGCGAGATTCCATATGAGAATAGCTGAGTTGTCTGAATTTTAAGTTTGTCCAACTTTCCTTCGTATTTGTATTTAATGTTGGCCCAGACACCCTTTTGATTTGGGGTAGGTTTTTGGTTGGGTTTTTCGACTATAATATTTTTAACATCTAGTTTGTGAAATGAATCATCATTTTCAACAGAGATAATGTTTGAACTCATGATTGCTTTAATCTTTTCTATTAATCATTCTGTCTATAATTCAATTATTTTAAACCATTCAACAATCAAGTAGGTAAATTCCCTCAAAAAAGGGTTAGAGACCCAAATTGTGAGGAAAAATGGTTCTCAAAACGATTTCTATTAAGGAATTGAATATAAACTCAATCAGACCCAACTTGGAAAACCTTAATATGGGTGGCTCCAAAATAACCATCATAGGCAAGCCAGGTTCAGGCAAATCTGTTCTGATCAAACATCTGTTATACTCCAAGCAACACATTATCCCCACAGGGATCGTTATTTCCGGTTCCGAGGACAGCAACAGGTTCTACTCTAGTCTTTTCCCTGATCTATTCATCTTTGATAAATACAATAAAGAAGTGATTGAAAACTTCATCAAACGTCAGAAAATGGCCAGACAGCACCTAAGTAACCCGTGGGGTGTACTTGTGATGGATGACTGTATGGACGACGTCAAGATATTCAACGATCCACTCATGCAAGGGTTATTCAAGAACGGGAGGCATTGGAACATGTTAGCTATTTTCGCCAACCAGTATGTCTTTGATTTCAAACCCAGCATTAGAACAAACATAGATGGGATTTTCATTTTCAGGGACCCCAATCAAAGTAACCGTGAAAAGATTTACAAGAACTTTGCTAGCATCATCCCCTCGTACTCAATTTTCTGCCAACTAATGAACGAAATGACCACCGACTACACATGTATTTACATAAATAATCAGATCCAGAGTAATGAATGGACAGACGCTGTTTTCTACTTCAAAGCCGAGCAGGTACCCGACTTTAGTTTTGGATGCGACGACTACCTACATTTTGCAGAAAAACGTCAAGCATAAGTGCATAAAAAAGTTGTAACCCCGGAGGGTTACAACTATCTAAAAAGTAAAAGGCGTGTAAGGCACGTGATTAGCTCATTGGTTAGACTTCGTCTTCATCTTCTTCCTCTACGCACGTCTTATCAAGCCAGTACTTGTCTTTCACAAGTGCACCCCAATGTTTGATAAAGTGTGTCCTGAAAGTAGTCCCGTTGAAGGGGGTGCGGTTGGGATACTCTTCCTTTAACCATTCCTTGAAACAACTGTACAGAGTAGCAGGGAAGAGCCTGGAATCCTTCTTTGAAAAGACGCATTGCTGCTCGAACTGCTTGTAAATGTCGTTCTCCTGTCTGTACATATCAGTAGCCACTTTGACCTTCTGTGGCTCGACGGGGTCCAACGATTTGATTGCGCGCCACCTCTGAATGAGATACCAGGCCAATGGTTGCGTCATATCGGGAATCTTATCATTAAAGTTCTTATCCATAGGGAACACCTTCGCCTTCATTTGTTCCTCAAAGTCATTAGGACACTCATCTTGTGGTAAAAAAGTGCTTTCGAATGGGATGACCCGGACCCTGTTCCAGGTAGCCCTATCAGCGTCTCTGATGGCCGGGAGTGTGTTGCAGATCATGTGTAGTTTAAACATGGGTTTAATCTCCTTCGTATCCTTACCCTTCTGGAACAAGTCGCGTGCCCAGTATGAATCGTTACCAGTCAAACCCTTGAGTGTACCGGCGTTGATTATCTCATCCGTATTTGGCTCATCCATAACCGCCCATCTCACACCGTCACCGGTGCGAGCCATCTCAGGACTGGCTGCCCCAATGTTGCTTTTCTTACCTGTGATGAGAGAGGTGCTGAATTTGACCGCCAGTTTACCCAGCATCTTTTCAAACAACGTTTGTGTAACTGTCTTACCATTGTCACCCTCGCCAGTCCAGAAGAGGATAACCTTGTTAAAATTACCACCCACAAAAACACGACACGCTTGGTTTAGAAAGTAGTCGCGGATTTCTGGGTCTGGGAAGACCTTTTGAAAAAATTTATCTACTTCTATCACATCGGGATGATCGATTGATCCGTAATCTTTGTATTCGATTGACATCGCGACAGATATGTAATCCTCAGGGGTACCGTCCCTGAAAATGTCGTTCTCAAAGTCAAATACTCCGTTCTGGAAAGCCACAAGATATGGATTTTTATTAAGCATGTTGTAAAATTGACTGTTGTAGAAAACTTCCTGTGACTCTACCATGACGTGGTTTTTGAAAGGAGCGGTCTTGCATTGTCTGATGAGAGAGTTCATCTTTTTAATCTGTGCCTCCAACGCCTTCCTCTCTGCGTTATTTTCTTCCAACTCTTCGATTGATTTATAAATTTCATTTTTATTTTTAGTGAGTTGCTTAATGATGATGCCGCTATCATCTGATATGCGCTTACGGAGGTCGATACCCCCAGCACTAGGCTTCCAAATATGATCTTCAAAATGATACCATTCCTTATGCGCGCTGCACACGAATTCATTACCATACTCACTGAACAGAATTTTGGCTATGTCGCTGTGGCATCCGTTTACAGAATTAGCGATGAGGTGATGGGTCTTGTTGTTAATCATCTTTTCATACTCTTCAGGATTGTCATGTTTGGCATAGTGCTTAAGCGTGCCAATAGTGTAGTTGTTGGGACGCATTTTTGACCAAAGCGACAGGCATTCACTCTCGTTGAATTTATCACTCTGATCTGAGAACTCTAGCCATAATGAGAAGCCATCGTCATCACCACCGCTAATCTGCCAAAGACAATATCCAAAGTTTAGCCAAGTGTGTCGGTCATCAGCGCGGGAAGATTTAATCATACTGAGAAGTGTCTGCGCCTCGTGGAGCATTTTCTCTACAGAGTCGTTAGCGTATTGCTTCCTTCTACTCTTCACCATCTCAAATATTTTTATGAGAGGGGTAGTGATGCTGGGTTTGGGATTGTAAAAGTACGTGTCTGCCCGGTC